CGGAGAAGTCCGCGGCCGGGAACGGCACGACCGCGGGCCACGTCGCCGAGGTCTGGTATCAGTGCGAGCACTGCGGCGGCGCGATCAAGAATCACGACAAGGCCACGATGCTCCCGGCCGGCGAGTGGCAGCCCACCGCGATCTCGGAGTCGCCGACGCTGCGGAGTTATCACCTGTCCTCGCTGTATTCCCCGGTCGGGATGCTGTCGTGGGAGGAGCTCGTCGCCGCGTACATCAAGGCGCAGAACACGCCGGACGGTTTGAGAAGTTTTACGAACCTTTACTTAGGGGAGCCGTTCAGAGAAACCGGACAAAGACCGAACGTCGACCGTGTCATCAACCTGCGGATGAACTACAAGTCGGGAACCATCCCGAGCGACGACGTCCTATTTTTAACAATGAGCATCGACGTGCAGCGCGGCAGCGAGAAAAATCCCGAGAACCCCGCGCGACTAGAAGTCGAGGTTTGCGGGCACGGGGCGGGATACAGGACATGGAGCATTTCATATTTCAAAGTTCCCGGCGCGATTACGAATCCATATTCCGGAGCGTGGGAGGCACTGAACCAGATGGCCCTCGCCGGATCGCTGAAATATCTTCGAGGTGACGGCCGCGTGTTCGTTCCCGTTCTCACACTGGTCGACAGCGGCGACGGCATGAACGTGGATTGCACGTATCAGTGGGCCGCCGGGTGGCGTAACTGCTACCCGGCAGCCGGGTCCGATATTCTTAAAAAGAAACTCGATGCCAACGTCGACGAACCCACGAAGTTCAACCTAGATCGATACCGAGTCACGAGACAGCGGGGCGATTCTACCTTGGTTCAATTTTCGAGTTCATACTACAAGTCGATCATCTATCGCTCGCTCGCCATACCGTATCACGCAACGGGAGAACAGGCCCCGGGCTTCTGCGCTTTTCCCAGCGACTACTCTTCCGACTATTTTTTACAGCTCACGGCGGAGGAACACCGGCGCGACGGTTCGTTCTACTGTCCCTCGGGTCGGAGAAATGAGGCACTCGATCTGCGGGTGATGAACCTCACGGCTCGCGATCTGTTTCTGGATCTCAAGATAGAAGAACTCCGCACGCAGTATCAGGCGAGAGGGGCCACCAAGGCGCAGCTTCTCGAGATCCGCAGCCCCGCGGTTTTGAACATGCTCGCAGCCGCCGTCAAACCATCCGTGTTGAAAAAAGTAGTTTGAATACCGAGACAGGAGCGAGAGGATCACAGGTTCGCCGACCTTGGCCGCGAAGTCAAATCATTTGCCAAACCTCGCCCGACGTGTTTCGCTTTTTTCAATATGTACCTCGACGCCGCCACAGTGCTCCGACTCCAGACCCAGCTCGCGCGGCTCGAGGCGCAGATCGAACTCGCGAACACCGCGCTCGACGGCATCGCCGCGAAGGAGATCGAGTCGTTTTCTCTCGACACGAACGAGGGAAAGCAGAGCGCCAAGCGCTGGGACTCGATGAAGCTCGACGCGCTGATCGCCACGCTCGAGCGCCGCGCCGAGCACATCCGGCAGCGCCTTGCGGGGATGGGCGTGATGAACTTGAACGTCCGACGGACGGAGGACATGTAGTGTCGGCATCTTCACAGGGCCGCCCGGTGCGGGTGAACTTTGACGGCGGATCCGCCGTGGTGTCCGAGCAGACTCTCCGCTCGTGGGTCGCCGCCGAGTCGAACGTCGTGAGTCTCGACGCGCACCGTCGCCGCATCTCCGCGGGGTCGTACTTCGACAACGTCGGCAGCGGTTCGAACTACGCCTTCGCGGGATCGAAGTGGGCGTATGGGATGAGCGCCTCGGGGCGCGCGCCGATCATCGACCACGCGACGATGCGCGCGAACGCCCGCGCCGCGGTGCACGACTCGGCCACGGCCCGCTCGATCGTCGATCGCTATGAGCAGATGGTGGTCGATACCGGCGTCACCGTGTCGTGCGCCCCGGTCGCGTCGATGCTCGGGATCACAGAGGAGGCCGCCGAGAAGTGGGGTACGGACGTCGAGCAGCGCTTTCACTTGTGGGCGAGCTCGAAGCTGTGCACCGCCGCCGAGGACATGACGTTCTACCAGGCGCAACGCTACTCGATGCGCGCCCGCAAGCGGGACGGCGAGTACTTCGTGCGGCTGTACTACGACCCGCGGCGCGACCTGCTGAACCCGTTGCGGATCGGCTTCATCGACGCGAACCAGATTCAGGGCGACGCGCTCACCGACACGAGTTGGCCGCGCACGCTGCTCGACGGTATAGAGCGCGACGACGTCGGCCGCGAGACCGCCTACACGGTGCTCGTCACCGACGCGGACGGGAAGTCGGAGTACAAGACGATCCCGGCGAAGTCGACGCGCTCCGGCCTGCCGCTCATGCTCCACGGGTTCGCCCCGGAGTACGCCGGACAAGGTCGCGGGTTCTCGGCGATCGGCCACGCGCTGCACGAGTTCGAGATGATGACGGACTTCACGGCGGCGCAGATCAAGAAGGCGATCATCCAGTCGTCGATCTCGATGTACGTGAAGCCGAGCGAGAACGCGCCCGCGCTCAACCCGCTGTCCGATCTCGGGAGCGGCCCGTCGTCCGGGTTCGCTGCTCCGGTCGCGCCGAGTGGCGTGACCACCGACGCGTCCGTGTCCTACTCGACCGTGAACGAGGCGAACCTCCGCCCGGGTTCGGTCGGCGTGTTCAACCTGCAGGGCGGCGAAGACCTCAAGACGTTCGACAGCTCGGCGCCGTCGGAGTCGTTCGCGTCGTTCGTTCAGTCGTTCACGGGCTACCTCGCGGCGTCGGTGAACATGCCGCCCGAGGTGCTTGCACTCAAGTTCGGATCCTCGTTCTCCGCGATGCGCGGCGTCCTGATCCTGTTCTGGCGGACCGCGTGCATCGAGCGCGACGAGGAGGCCAGCGACTTTTACGGTCCCGTGTTCCGCGCGTGGCTCGCGGGCGAGATCGCCGCCGGGCGCGTGTCGTGCCCGGGCTGGTCCGATCCTCGGATGCGCGCCGCGTGGTGTACGGCGACGTGGAGCGGCCCGCCGATGATCTCGATCGACCCGTCGAAGACCGCGACCGCCGACCAGATGTACGTCCAGATGGGCGCGCAGACGCTCGACGACGTCGCGAAGAACATGAACGGCTCGAGCGGCTCGGCGAACCGTGCGAAGAACAAGAGGCAGATCCCGCAGCTCACGAAAGTCCCGTGGCAGGGCGGCGCCGTTCCGGGCGCACCGGGCGCGGGCGGCGCCACGGGCGGATCGCCGTTCGGCGCGCGCCCGAGTAACGACGAGAGCGACGACGCCGACACCGACCCCGAAAACCCAGACGACGACGCCGACACCGGAGACGGTGGCGACGATACCAGCGGCGGCGGCGCCGCGCAGGAGTAGATCATGGCCGACCCCGTCATCGTCCCGCTGGTTGCCGACACCTGGACCCTCGTCGCGACGGCGGTCCTTTCCGCCAACGCCTACCCACGCGGCGTGGCCCCGGGTCCGCCTCCGGCGATGTTCCGGTACACATACCGCGACACGGGCAACCCGGCCCCGGTGAACGACGCAGGCGTCGTCGTCGGCCTCGGCGATCGCGACAGCGCGGCCCCGTCGGTGCGCGCAGAGTTCGCGACGGCGATGGACCTGTACATCATGTCGGTCGGAGGCACCGCCGAGTGTGAGGTACACAGCCCGGCCGGAGACTCAACCGCGATGACGCAGCCCGCGGAAATCGAGAACGACGTCGCGATCGTCGCGGCTCCGGTCGGCGGGATCAACGTCCCGAGCGACGACGGGATCGTGATGGATGGCTTCTCCGACATCGCGTTCCAGATCTACCTCCTCGGCGGACAAACGAACGCGCACGTCAACCGCACCGTGACCGCGATCTTCCAGGTGTCCGACGATCTCATGGTCGGCGCGGTTCGGCAGTGGGTGACGACAGCCGCGGGATACGATCAGGGCACGGACGCGACCTCGGCCTCCTGGTCCTCTGTCGGTCTCACGGCTCTCGGCGCGGCGATCGATTTCGAAAACCTCCAGCACAAGCGGATTAGAATGAACTACACGCTCGATGGTGCGCCGCAGGCGGACCACCCCGGAGCGGTCATCTGCGTCGAGCGCAGGAAGTAGGTCGACCATGAGATCGAATCGATACGGCGACCAGAGGCAGATCATCTTCGCGGTGTCCGATACCGCGACGCAGATTGTCAGCCCGACGAAACGCTTTTTCGTGATCGTCAATCCGCTCGTCGGAATCGCGACGCTGTTTTGCATGGTGCTGCCGGACGCGAGAACGATCCGCCTCGGGACCCCGTTCGTTTTCGAGAATCAGTCCTCGGACTTCGTCGGGATCTACAACGCCGACCGCACCACGTTCCACCGACTCCCTCCGCGAGCGACGCTCACGTGTGTTCTGACAACGCAGGCAAGCGCCTCCGGCACCTGGCATTCCGTGGTCCACGATCCGGCGGTGGGCAATCCGGCGTTTGGGATGTCCAGCGTTTTAGATTTTGTTGCGTTGACGTCTGGAAATAATATGTTTTCAGATCCCGGATTCACTGGTGTACCGTCTGGAGCCGGGGCGATAAATTTGACAACTGGCGGGTCCGTGGGTGGTCGGCAAGGTTCTCTTACGGTAAGTTGCGGAACAACGGTGGCCGGGTATTCACTAGTATATGCCGGGTCCAGTGGCGAAAATAACTATATCGGCTCTGGTTGCCGCGCCTTCGAAACGTCTCAGGCGATTTCCGCGATTTCCAGTGCTGCGGATGAATACATCGCGCGTTATGGAATCGGCGACAATATCACAGGCGGGGCGCATACCGAGGCTGCGTACTTCATGTACGACCGGTTGAATCTCGGAACGAATTGGCAACTCAAGACGATCAAGACGGCTGGCGGCGCGGCTAATACCGTGACCGATACTGGCGTTGCCCCTATCTACGGAACGACCGGTGCGGAGTGGCAGAAGTTGCGGATTGAGATTGCCTCGAGCGGCGCTCGTGCGGATGGTTGGATAGACAACGTCCTGATTAGTCCGGCGGGAGGACAGGCCAATCTTCCTGCCGCGACGACTGCGATCAAAATCGCGCACATGGGAATCACGAAGACGGAGGACGCTGGCGTCAACGCGCGCTATCTCAAGGTTGACTATCTGCGTCTCCAATCCTATCCGACCACCCCGAGGTGATGCATGGGCAAACTCGACACAGCGAAGCAAGCGATTCTCGACGCATGGGCCGTATCCGCAGCCAAGGGCACGGACGCGAAGTCGGAGATCAACGCGGCAACCGGCGAGGTTGTGAAGCCGTCCGCGACGACCGCTATGATGGAGGCGTTGCAGGGCGAGTTGACGGAGTCGGCGCTGGACGCTGCAATGGCGAAGGCGCTCCCGAAAACAGAACCGAAACCGGGCGGCGGCGAAATCGAAGGCGACAAGAAGTAAACGCGCGAGCATCTGTCGCGCGAGCGAGGATTAATGATGCCCCTCTATCCTCACATCCTCTCGGAAATCGCCCGCACGCCGTGGGCGATCATGCCGTCCTCACTGCGTGCGATCGTCGGTGCCGCCGAGGGCAAGCTCTCCGCGGCGGACTACCCTGCGTTTCACGCCGCCGCACCGGAAGAGCAGATCGAGATCTCCGAGATGCTCGGAGCGAAGTCCGAGGGCGCGCGGCTGTCCTCGGTGCGCGACGGGATCGGCATCCTGCAACTCAACGGGCCGATCGTCCCGCGCGGTGACGCGTTCACCGACATGAGCGGGCTTACAAGTATCGACCGTCTCTCGGCGGAGTTCTCCGCGCTCGCGGTCGATCCGAACGTCAAGCACATCCTCCTTCTCATCGACTCCCCCGGCGGCGCCATCACCGGGATCTCCGAGTTCGCCTCGATGATCGAAGTGAGTGAGAAGCCGGTCACGGCGTACGTCTACGGCAACGCGGCGAGCGCGGCGTACTGGATCGCCAGCGCGGCGGACGAGATCATCGTCGGAGCGACCTCGATGGTCGGCAGTATCGGCGTTGTGATGAGCGGGCGAAAGCTGGAGGATGGCGAGTGGGAACTCGTCAACTCCGACTCACCGAACAAGCGCCCCGACCCCGACACGACAGAGGGCCGCGCGGAGATCAAGCGGATGCTCAACGGTCTCGCCGACGTGTTCATCGAGACGGTCGCGCGCAATCGCAACACCACGCCTGAGGCCGTCGTGAAGAGTTACGGACGCGGCGGGATGGTGCTCCCGAAGGACGCGCTCAAGATCGGGATGGTAGACGGGCAGGCGACGCTCGCAGCGTACCTCGGTGAGTTGATATCGGGACCGCCGCGCGTCGCCACCGACGAGCGCGAATCCCGCGAAAGAAATTTATTTGACACTCCGCCGACCGTCGGCGGACAAGAGAGAGAAGAGAACGAATCCCAGGGCGCGAGCCCGAACCCGGAGGAGTCGAACATGAATCTCGCAGAATTCTTGAAGGAGCATCCCGAGGCCGTCGCCGAGATCGAGAAGACCAAGGCGGACGCCTCGAGCGCCGCGGCGGCCACCGCTCGCGCCGAGGCCCTCGTCGACGTGGCGAACCGCAACGCGCAGGCGTCCGCGATCCTCGCGTCCGACTCCTACCCGGCGGGCGTCAAGGCGGTCGCGTCCGCGGTGATCGCCGGGAGGAAGACCTCCGAGTACCTCGAGACGTTCGTCGCGGCGTTCGACGCGATGAAGGCCGAACAGAC